TATGATTGGGAGTGGTTAAGGAAAGAAATAAAAGAGTCAGGCCTCCGACATAGCACACTCTCGGCTCAAATGCCATCAGAATCCTCTAGTGTGGTTTCAAATGCTACAAACGGCATTGAACCACCTAGGGACTATTTGTCAGTTAAGAAGTCTAAAAAAGGACCTCTAAAACAAGTAGTACCAGATTATAAAAGATTAAAAAATAATTATACTTTATTATGGGATATGAAATCAAATGAGGGATATATAAATGTAGTGTCAATAATGCAAAAGTATTTTGACCAAGCAATATCAGGTAACTGGTCATACAATCCTGAACATTATGAAGACAATCAAGTACCTGTGTCTGTTATGGCACAAGACTTATTAACAACTTATAAATTAGGTTGGAAGACTTCATATTATCAGAATACATATGACGCTAAGAAAGATACAGACGAGCCATCACATCCAGTTGGTTTCCACGATAATGTGCCTGAAGAAAAACCAGTAGAAGAAATTGAGGATCCAGAAAACTGTGATTCTTGTACAATATAAATAAAACGGACTATGACTAAATCAGTATTAAATAAAGATAAAAAGTTAGACTTCACAAAACAACCTATGTTTTTTGGTGATGATTTACAAATACAAAGATACGACAATATGAAGTATCCTTTATTTGACAAGTTAACACAGCAACAACTAGGTTATTTTTGGAGACCTGAAGAAGTATCGTTACAAAAAGACAGAAACGATTACCTTGATTTAAGAGAAGAACAAAAGTTTATCTTTACATCTAATCTAAAATATCAAACAATGTTAGATAGTGTACAAGGTAGAGGTCCGTGTTTGGCCTTTTTACCATTTGTATCATTACCAGAATTAGAAGGCGCTATTGTAACTTGGGATTTTATGGAAACTATTCATAGTAGAAGTTATACATACATTATTAAAAATTTATATTCAAACCCTAGTGAAGTGTTTGATACAATTATACAAGATGAGAAGATTGAAAAGAGAGCAAATTCAGTTACAAAAACCTATGATGATTTAATTAAAATGGGTTATCAATGGACATTAGATAAATCAAAAGTTGATATGTATGAACTTAAAAAGAAACTATACTTGGCTATGGTGTCTGTAAACATACTAGAGGGTTTAAGATTTTATGTTTCATTTGCTTGTTCATTTGCCTTTGGCGAATTAAAAAAATTAGAAGGCTCAGCAAAAATTATATCTTTTATTGCTAGAGATGAAAGTCAACACTTGGCGATGTCACAAAGAATTATCAATAACTGGAAAGATTATGAAAATGATAAAGATATGTTAAAGATTATAAAAGAAACAGAAAAAGAAGTTTACACAATGTATGATGAGGCCGTACAGGAAGAGAAACGTTGGGCAACTTATCTATTCAGTAAAGGTTCTATGATTGGTTTATCAGAAAAATTATTACACCAGTTTGTAGAGTATATGGCTAATAGAAGAATGAAAGCAATTCAATTAACACCTGCCTACGACCAAAAAACAAATCCATTACCTTGGACAGATCATTGGTTGAATAGTAGATCAACACAAAATGCTCCACAAGAAACAGAAATAGAATCATATGTTATTGGTGGTATTAAACAAGATGTTAAGAAGGATCAATTTAAGTCGTTTAAACTATAATGATAGAAAAAAGAGAAAAAACTTGTTCTAGTTGTGAAACTAAATATAAGATAGAATGGGACATAGAGGTTCAGGATTTAGAACCATTAAACTGTCCTTTCTGTGGCCACGAAGTTGAGGAGCTAGAAGATGATGAAGAAATCTGGACAAACGAGTCCGAAGACGATAGTTGGAATTGATTATAGTTTAAATAGTCCTGCTGTTTGTGTATCTACAAATGGTGGAACTTCATTTAGCGATTGTTACTTTTATTACTTGACTAGTAAAAAAAAGTATATGGGTAAAATGTTAGAAAATGTTATTGGTTATGAACACAAAGAATATAATGGTCCTATTGAAAGGTTTAAAAACTTATCTGATTGGGTATTACACATACTTGATACACTTCATAAAAAACAAAAAGACAAAAATATTTTCATTGAAGGTTATTCTTATGGTTCAAAAGGCCAAGCAATATTTCAAATTGCTGAAAACGGTGGTATTCTTAAATACAGATTACAAAAAAAATATAATTGTAGAACGATTGTGCCTAGTGTTATTAAAAAGTTTGCCACAGGTAAAGGTAATGCTGATAAAGAAAAGATGTACGAACAATTTACAAGAACACAAGGTGTTGACTTAATGAAAGTTTTTGATGTACAAAAATTAAATAATCCAATTACAGACATTATAGATAGTTATTATATTATGAGGGCAGGTTATGAAGATAGCATTAGTAACAACATTTAACGAAAAACTTTACGAGTATTATGCTCACAGATTTTTAGCTACTTATTGTTGGCCATTTGATTGTTATATTTACCACGAAGGCTGGACACCAAAATATTTAAATGATCTATCTCATTTTAAATTAAGAAATATACACGAAACAAATCCAGAGTTAAATGCCTTTATTCATAGAAACTTATCCAGAAATGTAGGTAGTGTAGATCATAATGACCCTAGTAGAATAGTTGAGGGAGCTAACTATAAAATGGATGCTATTAGATTTTCGTATAAGATATTTGCTAAAACACATTTAATGCTTAACTGTGATTATGATTATGTATTTTGGGTTGACGCTGATATAGTATTTAAAAAAACAATTACTGAACAAGAAGTAATTAATAAGTTTTTACCACAAGACCAATGTATTTCTTTTATAGATAGACCTACTTATTATAGTGAATGTGGATTTGTAGGTTATAATCTTACAAAGCCATCTACAAAAAGGTTTATATATAAATTAAGAGAACATTATACTAAAGACCTATTGTTCCACGAAAGAGAATGGCACGATAGTTATGTTTGGGATTGTGTAAGAAAAAAATGGTTAGTAGGTGAACCACAATTTAATTTGGCACCAACGGTTAGAAAAGTTGGTAATCCTTGGCCAGATACTCCAATGAGTGAGTATGCTGACCATTTAAAAGGTAAAAAACGAAAAGATGCAGGAGTGATGTTAAAATGAAAGCAGGAAAAATTTGGGGTAAAACGGAACTAATTCACGCTAATGGTGTGTTAGAGTTTCACAGAATAGAATATAAAAAAGATGTTGCTTGTTCTAAACATAGACACAAATACAAATGGAATGGTTTTTATGTTGAATCAGGTAAGATGATGGTTAGAGTATGGCAACAAGGCAAACAAGAAGGCTTAATTGATGAAACAATATTAAACGCAGGTGATTTTACAAGAGTTAAACCTGGTTTATTCCACGAGTTTATAGGATTAGAGGACGGTGTGGCGTTTGAGTTGTATTGGGCTGAGTTTGACCATAATGATATTGAAAGAGAAAGTCAAGGTCATAAAGTAAATGAAAAAGTTACAATTAATAGTGATGTAAATACAGCACATATGACAGAATCATTTTTAGTTGAGGGTATATGATAAGAGTTTTTATTGGTTATGATGATAATGAAAAGGTAGCCTTTAGTGTATTAAGTCATAGTTTATTAAAACACTCAACACAACCTATAGCAATTACACCAATACGATTACAAAATATAAAAGATGTATTTGTAAGAGAAAGATTACCAATACAATCTACAGACTTTGCCTTTAGTAGATTTTTAGTACCTTATCTATGTAACTATTCAGGTCACGCTATCTTTATGGATTGTGATATGTTGGCTCGTGCTGATATATCTTTATTATGGCGACAAAGAACTACAAAGTATGCCGTTCAATGTGTACAACACGATTACACTCCTAATAGTACCATTAAGTTTATGAATCAACCACAAACACCATATCCTAAAAAGAATTGGTCAAGTATGATGATTTTCAATAATGCTAAATGTACTGCATTAACACCAGATTATGTTAATAGTGCTAGTGGTTTAGAACTTCATCAATTTAAATGGTTAGAAAGTGAAGACTTGATTGGCCATATAGATGTAGAATGGAATCATTTAGTTGGCGAATATGAATATAATACACACGCCAAGTTAGTACATTATACCGAAGGTGGTCCTTATTTTAAAAATTATAAAGATTGTCATTATAGTGAAGAATGGTTTGATACATTTAAAGAAACAACAAAGATTAATATGTAATGAAAAAACTGGCCGTCTATATGCAAACTACTTCAGGTGGTTTTAAAAATCAATTAATGAAAGCCTTTGCTGAAGGGGTAAGGACAGACCTTGATGGCTGGGAAGTAGTAGAACATAATGGTTTAGATTTAGTGAACTCAACTCACGCTCTTTGTTTTAATTATCAAAGATTAAAAGAGGATAGATTAAGACCAGGTTTAAAGTTAAGATGTGATGTTTGGGATAAACACAAAAAAGATGGTTCAATATGGTTTTATGATGGTAATATTTTTGTAAGTTATGAAAAAACAAAAAGCCACCCTCACAATAACTTTGTAAGAATACCATATTCAAATGTTTATACTGATAAAGCAAAATACTTTAATGAAAATCCTGACCCTAATAGATGGCAAAATATGATGCAAAGATTACAAATACAACTAAGAGATTATAATAAATCTGGTGATAAAATTATATTATGTTGTAATAGAGGTAGCGGTGGTTATTCTGGTTTAGGTGTAAACGCTGCTGAATGGGCAGAAAGAACCGTAAGAAAAATTAGACAATATACTGATAGACCTATTATTATTAGACAACATCACGCTAGAGGTTATCCAAGTTATAATTTAGATACAACAAGATTAAAAAGTTTAGTAAAAGAAAATATAAATGTAGAATTACAAAATCCAGAGGGTCACTATCCTATATTAATAGAACAAATTAGAAAGTGTTATGCTGTTGTTGTATTTACTTCATCAGCTGGAGCGCCTGCTGTTATTGAAGGTAAACCATTATATGTAGAACACCCTACTAGTTTTTTATATCCTATGAATGCTGGTGATTTATCAACAATAGAAAATCCAAGCCTAAATGTAGATAGACAATCATTTTTAAATAAACTTGGTGATTGTCATTATAGTTTAGAAGAAATTAAAAGAGGTGTTTACTGGAAAAAGGTTAAACAATACGTATGATTAGATGTGTAGATTGGGATACAGAAAAGGCCAACGAGAGAGAGGCTAAAGGTAAAAATAGAAGTGACCCATACATACTTGCTATGAGCCAAGGTTCTGGTGAATGTGAATATGTTAGAAGCGAATTTTTAGATTTAGAAAATAATAATTCTCCTTGTTTGTTTAGAGGTCTAGGTAAATCACCTATGATACACAAATGTGTTGAAAAAGGTATTGACTTTTATTACATTGATACTGGTTATTTTGGTAATTTTACAACTAAAAAATGGCATAGAATTGCTAAAAATAATTTACAAACATTAGACCATAAACCAATAAATGATATTATACGCATACTAACAGGAGCTGAAACAACAAGAAAAGAAGGCCGTAGAAGAATTATACACCCTAAAGAGTTTAATCGTTTAATTATAGGTAGATTTAATTCTATATTTGGTACGTTAGAAAATATTAAAATTGAAAGAGTTGAAAGATCAAATAAGATACTATTAGTACCACCTAGTCAAAAAGTATTTAATCATTTTGGTGCTAATGCTGAAGAATGGATTGAAAACAAAATTAAAGAGTTTAAAAAATATACTGATAAAGAAATAGTATTAAGACCTAAAGTTGGTCGTAGTGATAGATTAAATTATACGGTACAACATCAATTAAAAAAAGAAGGATTTGATTCATTAATTACTTTTAATAGTATAGCTTCTTTAGAGGCAGTTTTAAAAGGTTACCCAGCTACTGTATTAGGTCCTAACGCTGGTTCTTTTTTAAGTAATACAGATATAACAAAGATAGATAATCCTAGATGGCCTAGTTTAGATGATATAAAAAATCATTTATTTTATCTATCACTTTGTCAATTTACGGTAGAAGAAATGGCAAGTGGTTTTGCCTGGAAGATTTTAAGACATCTACAAAGAAATACAATACCAAACACATTTACATTATGATAAAGTTTTATATACCAAAAGGAGTTTTAAGAAGAGCGTCTGTAAGATTTAGAGCTTCTGTGCCTCTAAAGGGTATGAGAAAAGAAGATGGTTACATAACTAAAGTTAATGAGGCTAAACCAGGTGAACTTATTGTATTAGCTAAAAATATACATTTTGAAGATGTTGATTATTTAAAAAATAATAATATAAAGTTTATATTTGATATATGCGATGATAAATGGAATAAAGACCCCGATTTATATAACTATGCCTGTAAAAATGCTAATTTAGTTACAACAACGTGTGAACTATTACAAACAAAGATTAAAGAATATACAGGTAAAACTGCCTTTATTATACCTGATCCTACAGAAAGAGAAAAAGAAGAACCAATTTTTAGACCAGGAGAACATATAAAACTATGTTGGTATGGTGGTCGTAAAAGTTTTTCTTTATTTGATTGGGATAATGTTTTTAATGAAATAAAATCTGTTACAAATAATTTTACCGTACACGCTGTAACGGCTAAACCTGATAGAGCAGCTAAAAGATTGACACATTTAATACAACAAAAAAAATTAATAATGTATAGTTGGGATTATGATACACAAGGTAAAATAGTAAGGGAAAGTGATATTGTAATATTACCATTACCACAAGATATGCCTTTAGTACAAGTTAAAAGTCCTAATAGATTAATAGATGGTTTACAACAAGGAAGATTTGTAATAGCAAATAAAGGTGTAGATAGTTATGAAAAATTAAAAGATTATGTGTTTTTAGGAAATATAAAAGACGGCCTAAATTGGGCGCTAAATAATAAAGAACAAGTTTTAGAAAAAATAAAACTTGGCCAACAATACATACAAGAAAATCACTCACCTGAAATGATAGGTAGAAAGTGGATTGAAACGGAGAAATTAGTATGAAAAGAATATTATTAACAGGTGGTGCTGGTTTTATAGCACATCATACAATTAGACATTTACTACAAAATACAGATTGGGAAATTGTATCATTAGATAGATTAGATTATTCTGGTAATTTAAATCGTATTGCTGATATGATGACCGAGTTTGATAAAGAAACTCAAAAAAGAGTTAGAATAGTTTACCACGATTTAAGAGCTGAAGTCAATGAAATGTTAACTGCTGATTTAGGTCAGTTTGATTACATAGTACATATGGCCGCTTCATCACACGTAGATAGATCAATAGAAGATCCTATGTGTTTTGTTTTAGATAACGTAGTAGCAACTTGTAACATTTTAAACTTTGGTCGTAAACAAAAAAAATTAGAAAGATTTATCTACTTCTCTACAGACGAAGTGTTTGGCCCAGCACCTAAGGGTGTTAATTATAAAGAAAGAGATAGATATAATTCTACAAATCCATATTCTGCTACAAAGGCAGGTGGAGAAGAATTAGCTGTTGCTTTTGAAAATAGTTATGGTATGCCTATGTACATTACTCACACAATGAATGTATTTGGTGAAAGACAACATCCAGAAAAGTTTATACCAATGGTTATTAGAAAAGCAAGAGATGGTGAGTCCGTAACAATACATAGTGATGAATCTAAAACTATTCCAGGTAGCAGACATTACATACACGCAAAAGATGTGGCAGATGGTTGTTTATTCTTATTGAATAACCAAGATAAGATTTCTAAAATGCCTAAAGATTTTGGTGGTGCAAAATGTCCTAAATTTAATTTAGTAGGACCTGTTGAATGGAATAATTTAGAATTAGCACAAAACATTGCTAACGCCCAAAACAAAGAACTAAAATATGAAATGGTAGATTTTCACAGTAGTAGACCAGGACACGATTTAAGATATGCTTTAAGTGGTGAACTTATGAAAGAACTTGGTTGGGAACCTAAAGTTTCTATTGAAGAAAGAATTAAACAAGTAGTACAATGGACACTTGATAATGAAAGATGGTTGAAGTCATAATGAAACAAGTAAAAGGATGGTGGTTGCCTGATAGTGATACTCACTTTTCAGACTATATGACCGAAGAAGGTTATCAAGTTAAACAAAGAACTGAAATATTAAAACAAGTTAGATTAAGAAAACCAGTTACAGCAAGTTGTATAGATGTAGGTTCACACGTAGGATTTTGGGCAAAAGATTTAACTGAACAATTTAAACACGTGTATGCTTTTGATCCTATACCTGAAGTAAGAGAATGCTTTGTAAAGAATATAACAAAAGATAATTACACGTTATATCCATATGGATTAGGTAATGAAACAACATCTAAAAAAGTTTTGTGGTCACCTGAAGAAACTGGTAACACACACGTAAGTGAACAAGGTAATTTAGAAATAAGGATTAAAAGATTAGATGACTTTGATTTATTTCCTATAGATTATATAAAGATAGACGCTGAAGGATATGAAATAGAAGTCTGTAAAGGTGCAAGTGAATTAATTAAGAAAGATAAACCATTAATACACGTAGAGGCAAAAGATAAAGTATTAGTTAAACAAGGATTAACTAGAAACGATATACAAAACTTCTTTAGATGTTGTTTC